CCTCTAGGCATTATTGAACGATTTGATCTCTTCCGTCCTATCTACAGTAGCACAACCAACTACGGACACTTTGGCAAAAACTATTTGCCTTGGGAAACTGTGGATTTATTCTAAGGAAACTATATGGGATTTTTTGATAGATTTAAAAAGAAACCTGAACCTAAACCCAAGGCTGATCCCAAGCCCAAGGTACCAGTAAAAACTGAAAAAGAAATTGCCACAGAAAAAGGCGAGCCCTATGTGGCAATTCTCAGCATGCAAGTGGATCCCGAGAACATGCATCAAGGTGCATTTGAACTGGACTGGAACGACAAGTTTGTTGCCAATTTGATTCGTGCTGGATATCAAGGCAAACCCGACGACAAAGATTCAGACATTGTTGATCGTTGGTTCCAGAATGTTTGTCGTCATGTTGTGATGGAAACATGGGAACAAGAAATGGCAAACAATCCCAATCGTGTGGTGAAAAGTCGCGACATAGGGGATGGCCGATCCGAAGTGTCATAATGCTGATATATTTCAACGGTGATAGTAACGTAGCAGGTACAGAGTTGCCGGAGTCTACTCACGGAATGGCACCTAAGTTAGCCGAAAGATTCAACGGGCAATACAAAACAAAATTTATCAACGATGCAACCCCGGGTGCAAGTAATGATTTAATTTACGAACAAACACTGGATTTTTTAAACAATCCCAGCAGTCCAAAACCTGATCTAGTAGTGGTTGGATGGACACAGTTTAATCGCGTACAATGGTTTTTAGTTGACGAGTGGGGCAAGGGACGATTTTGGGAAATAAACCAAATTGGAGTAGGTATTCCTGTTCCTGAGGAATATAAAGATCGATACAAACATTATGTTGAAAATGTGCAACCTGATGGTTACTGGCGGTTGGTACAAGGTGCTTATTGGCACAATAAAATTTTTAACATACACAAGTTGTTAGAGTACAAAAAAATTCCGCATTTGTTTTTCAATGCGTTTGATGAGTTTATTTTGCCAAGTGAAGTAAACCAACTTGACTGGAACAATGCATTTTTAACACCTTACTCTAAAGAATTAATCTACACTGAATGGTGCCAGCGCCAAGGTTATAAAGAAATAACTCCAGGATGGCAACACTACGAAAGTGCGGCTCACACTCAATGGGCAAATGTCATGCATGACCATATTACAAAACACAACATTGTATGATTCTTTATGTAAACGGTGATAGCCACACTGCGGCTGCCGAAGCAGTTAATCCGCATGCATTTGCCATGGACGATGGACAGTTGTTTTACATGGGTCGTGCTCCGCATCCAGAAAATTTAGCAGTGAGTTGGGGCAGGCGGTTAAGCGATGCACTACGAGCCAGTTTTCACTGTGATGCTGAAAGTGCCAGCAGTAACACTAGAATTTTACGCACAACCAGAGATTGGTTAAAAAAAATACATCATGTTGAAGAAGTGCTGATGGTAATACAGTGGAGCACCTGGGAACGAGAAGAATGGTTGATTGACGGAGTATATTACCAAATTGGTGCCAGTGGCCAGGATGATGTTCCCGACAAGCATAAACAACGCTACAAAGAGTTTGTAGTCAGTGTAGATTGGAAACAAAAAACTCAACAAGCACACGATGAAATTTGGAAGTTACATACCGAACTAAACAAACTGGGTGTTAATCATATCTTCTTCAATGGTAATAATGATTTTAGTAGTATTAAGAAACCAAAAAAATGGGGCAACAGTTACATTGACCCGTATAACTCAGAAGGCACATATAATGCTCGAATCAGAGCCGCAGGAATAGAAACAGTTGCACCCAATTCATGGCATTTTGGCAAGGATGGCCATAGCTTTTGGAATCGTTTTATGTTACAATATATCAATACCCACAACAAAGTCTAAGGTTCTCTATGCGTTATGTGTTAATTGACACAGCTAATATGTTTTTTCGTGCAAGGCACACTGCATTTCGTGCGTCAGATCCATGGGAAAAAGTTGGGGTAGCACTGCACACAACGCTGATGAGTGCTAACAAGGTTGTTAAACGTTTTGAAGCAGACCATGTTGTTTTTGCACTGGAGGGACGTAGCTGGCGCAAAGATCACTACAAACCCTACAAAGCAAACCGTGCTGTAGCCCGTGCCGCTCTTACAGAAACAGAAGCAGAAGAAGATAAAATGTTCTGGGAAACGTATGATAATTTGACTAAATACTTGTCAGAAAGAACCAATTGCAGTGTGATTCGATGTCCCACTGCAGAGGGCGATGACATTATTGCCCGTTGGATTACCCTACATCCCCAAGACGAACACATTGTGATCAGTAGCGACACAGATTTTGTGCAGTTGCTGGCCGCAAACGTAAAACAATACAATGGTATCACAGACGAACTTATCACCACAGAAGGCATTTATGATGCCAAAGGTAGACCTGTAGTTGATAAGAAGACCAAGGAACCCAAACAGATTCCTGATCCTGCATGGTTGTTGTTCGAAAAATGTATGCGTGGCGATACCAGCGACAATGTGTTCTCTGCATTTCCTGGTGTGCGAACAAAAGGCACCAAGAACAAGGTGGGTCTACAAGAAGCATTTGCAGACCGTACAACCAAAGGCTACAACTGGAACAACATGATGTTGCAAAGATGGACAGACCATAACGGTGAAGAACATCGTGTGTTGGATGACTATGAACGCAATCGTCAGTTGATTGATCTTACACATCAACCACAGGCAGTAAAAGACACAGTGGATCTTGCTATCATTGAACAGATCTCGCACAAGGATATCGGACAGGTGGGCGTAAGGTTTATGCAATTTTGCGGCAAGTATGATCTAGTACGATGTAGTGAAAACGCCGAAGGGTTTGGCCGTTGGTTGAATGAAACATATAAAGGAGTTTTAAATGTTAGTAGCTAAAGTCGTAGCAGACAAACAGTTTTGGATCTTACAAGAAGATGATCGCAAAGTTGGCAACATCGAAGCATGGAATGGCGGATATCAAGTTCGTATCAACAATCAAGTCAAGCAATTTAAAACAATCAAACTTGCGGCCAAAGAATCAAACATTGTATTTGCCAAAGAACAAACAACATCCAAACCTGACAATACCTCTGTACACGGATATCCGGTAGCAGGTCGTTGTTATAATCCTGTGTGGGACGTGGTGCATCACTTGCCAATCTACACCAAGACTGCCAAAAGCAAAAGTTGGTTTGCCGCAGGATGGTATTCTATCAAGCGTGGACGAAATTGGAAGATCATTCAGGATCCCAAACTGATTGCACTACAACGCTATCCTTACCAAGGCCCATTTAAGAACAAAGAACAAGTGACACTATGACAAATCCATTCCGAGATCAAGAAAAGTTCATGAAGGCCTGTGACCAAAAGGTCGATGCCTACTCTATTTCACAATATAAGATGTATTTGAATCTAATAGACGAAGAGCATCGAGAACTTCGAGAAGCCGTCGAAGCCAACGACTTGACTGAACAACTGGATGCACTGATTGACATCTTGGTTGTTACAATTGGAGCCATTCATTCAGCAGGCTTTGATGGCGAAGGTGCATGGAAAGAAGTTATGGCAACCAACTTTGCCAAGGTTGATCGCGAAACAGGCCGGGTGCGTAAACGCGAAGATGGCAAAGTGCTCAAGCCTCAGGGATGGACTCCGCCAGACTTAAAAGGATACTTGACAAGATGATACACATTCAACGATTTATCGAACGTCTTCAAGGATTTGAAGCACGTGGTGCCAGAGACTTTACCATGCCCATCAAAGATGCCAAGGATCTCCATGCTGACCTCACAAGGCTGTTGATCGCACTACAGGCCGCAAGAGAATCTGCTGTAAATGCCGCACAAGAAAGCGAAATTACAGTGGAAATGAAGGGTGGAGCATTTTAAAAAGTCCCTATATTTGTCATAAATAAATGTAGGAGTTTAATGAATGTCAAGACCAAAACCCAAAGTTATTCTAGAACTGACAAATAAAACCACGTACAAAACTGAACAGGTTTTATCGTCAGCAGGGGTGTGGGCTGTGTTCTACAACAACTCTCCTATTAATCTCAAAACCAGCAACATGTTGGTGCAACACCCTGGGCCCAAGTACAAGAAAGTCAGTTTCTCCAATCCCGGCCATGCACACAATCTTTCAAAGAAACTAAACGCACAGTTCAAGACCGACAAGTTCACTGTGGTATTGTTGACCCAGGGCGACACAGTTCAGCCCAGTGGTGCGTGATAAACTAAAATTAACCCAAGCACTGGTGGCCAATCTGCCAGAAGAATTTGCCGAGCCCGTTGAAGTTGCTGTCAAGACTTGGTGGGCAAACATTCGTAAGACCGGTGGCCTGCGTCTTACCGAACATGGATTTTATGTGTTCAGTCGTGTGTTAGATTTAGCACATTATGAACTAGAGATCAAACCAACCCCGGGCAATCGACGCATTGTGTTAACTCTTGATCGCAAACTGCAAAGTCCGTATTATATTAGAATTGACAAACGCATACCAACCAGTGTTTATATGTTTGGTAGTCGCGAAGCAGTCATGTCACAACTGTATGGTGATCTAGAAAAGTTCCTGCGCAACTATTGACTGTAACTCTGATCGTTGAGTTTTTTCTAGCACATCTTTTAAAAAAACATTTTGTTGTAACAGATCATAATTGTGCTGTAGGCGTGTTAACTCAATGCTGACAAAAGCTAGATCAAAATTTGTCAACAGTTCAAGATTGCGTTCTACAGCATAGTTGCATCGCAGTTCAGGATCTGGTTCGCTTTGGTAACTATGATCAACAATGTCATTAAACACATCAAATCCCATGCTGGCCATATAATCTGCTATGCGCCAACCGCCAACCCAAATTGGAATAGTTCCTGCATACAATGCCATCAACGTCTTTTCTGTTACTATAGTTTCTTTTTCATAATACGCAGGTTCAGTTATCAAAGAAACACAAGCAGGCTCAAACACTGTTTTCTGCAACAATTTATTATAGGTGTGTGCATTTTTAAATGAACCGTTACGAACTCCTTGATCCATTGCAACTTCGGGGCCAAAGACATAGTTGGTTACAGGTATGGTATTAATGTCATTTGTTTTCCACGCAAGAGAATGACAATAATTGGTTAATTTATGTTGTTCGATTAATGCCAACAATCGACGTCTGTTGGGTCTGGGTTTGTTGATCATAAAGTTGAATGTAGTTGTTTTACAACTCCAATCTGGTTGTATGTCTTGATGTATAAATTCTTTATTTTCTCGGGCCAAAAACATAGGTAAACAAACATGCGGATATTGGGTTAATCCTTCTTGCATATTGACGTGATCAAATACCAACAGATGCTGTTGCGGATCACATGAACTGTTTTCCAATAATTTTTCCACATGATAACAATGTTCGTCGGGATTATAGTGGTGGTCACGAACCAAAATAATTTCGGGGCTGGACAGAATCTCGCCAGAGTAGGTGTAAGTAGGACCGTGTATTTCAATCATTGTTTATATTTACAAGTAAATACCAATATGACAGATATAATAAAAACAGCACTTGGGTCAACATACTGCATGTTTTACCATCCAGCATTTCCCATTGCACAACTAACTCCGGTACAGACACTCGAAGGATCTTGTTCTGTGGTAAATCAAGCATTAGATTTGTATGGCACTGATTTGTTGTCTTGGCCAGCAGGACTGCAAAACGAAATTGCAAAATTACTGCGGGTCAACTATTTTTATCAAAATTTACACAAAGAGCCCATACGAAAGCCCTTGTTGATACACCAACAACATGAACAGTACATAGTTGATTGTGGCGACACACGACTGATGACACTGCAACTAAATCCCAAAATATCCACAGTCAGTGTTGTTATAACATGCACAGCATCGAACGCTGTACAATACAACACTTGGCAGCAAATTAACAACGATCAAGACTTGATAAGATTGATCAAGTTTGATACTAACCATACAACAATATTAGTTACACCTTCCCAGCCTGGTGCCGACCATGGACTTGATTGGCTGGAAATTGGCGATCACAGCACTACACATCATCTACATAACATTGATCTTAGATTGACAATGATGCAAAATTATCTTGACGGTCAAGTTAAGAATTTTAAATTTGACACTGAATGGGTTCGATCGCCTGTGGATTGGTTAGCGTTTGTGTAAGTATGCTGATCCACTGAGCAAAATCATTGGGCCACCGAGCAGCCATTGCGGCCAATACAGTTTGATTGTGTGTGGCAGCACGTTGACATCTGTCTTGTAGCAGAGTTAGATCTTGAGACTTCAATGATTTAATAGTTTCAAGGCTTTTCCATACAAATATGCGTTGCTTCTCTTGCACTTCTATTAGTCTATCGTAATGGTTGTGGTCTATTAGATCTGACACAGTATCAAATCCCAAGCTAGTTAAATAGGCCACTGTGTATCGACCCGACGATACGGTCCACGGAGCAGGTGTTACCAATGCTCTGAATATTTTTTCACTCAGTGATATGTTGTTGTCACTGCTGTAGGTTTCGGCCACAATGTTAACATATGACCGATTAAAAAT